GGCGTACGTTGCTCTGGTTGCGGTTTTTCGCGCAAGGTCTGAATTTTCTCAGTGAAACAATCAACCGCGTCGGCGTCCTGAATAATGGAGTGTGTTGCCGGCGATACACGAGGCGGGGCGATTTCCTCGTAAAATCTCTCGGTGATTTCATCATATAACTCATGAATATAAGCATCGGTGACTTCATTTAATGCATCCGCTTCGGCTTCGGTGGCGGACGAGAAGTTTGACATGTGACCGTTTATGTCCGAGAAGTATTGGCACAAATAGCTGTCAATCCACGTTCCAACGACTTCGGTATCGTTGAAGTCCTCGCGCTTGAATTCCAGTATATTCTCTCGCGCAACGTCGGCCAGTTCATCAAGCGCGTCGTTGATAATTGTCTCTCTGTCTTCATCGGACGGAAGTATGGAATACGGTCCGGTGGGGTCGTCGTTGTCGTCGTCTGTGATTGTGGTGTCGCCGTCACTTCCGTCAATAGGTCTGTAATACTTATGAACAACGATTTTAGCATGATGATTAGAACTCATACTCCATATAAATACATAAATAATAGATTTGCGTTTATATTCATAAACAACACAGTAGATTCAATTTTATACCCTAGTAATATTATATCCGGGTATAGTAGTAATTCAATATTTACTTCATTCTTTATACTCTATGGTTGGAGCCGGATTATTACCCGCTGCCGTTCATAAAGGCGTGATTTATTTATTGTTTGGACGAGAGAATGAACTCAACGATACGCCCGGTTGGGCTGATTTTGGCGGAGGGACAAAGCCGAATGAGACGTTGTTAGATGCTGCTTCGAGAGAAGGAAGTGAAGAACTGAATGGACTACTGGGTTCACAGAGTGTTATGAAAAAGGTCGCGGTTCGGCGTAAAATCGCGGAATTGAAATTTCATGAATATACTACGATTGTATTTAAAACAGAATACGATGAGAAACTAGAAGAATATTACTCGAACAATTACCGGTTCTTTGAGAAATATCTGCCAGGAGCGAAGAAGAATCCACACAACGGTCTTCTTGAAAAGGCGGAAATCAAGTGGTTTTCATTCGCGGAGTTACGAAAGAATCGAGACAAGTTTAGATTGTTTTACAGAAATATGGTAGATATTGTATTAGAACATGAAGACGAGATTACACGCAAGCTCATGAAACCGGTTTGTGGCCCACGGTGCAGTTTCAAGGTTGCGCGGGGTGGTGGTGGAAAAATAAGACACAGTAAGAAATCAAATCGGAGAAATATTACTGTGAAGAAACGTATCACGCAGAGGCGGAAGAGGCGGAATTATTAGTCTAATGCAGATGCAGCAGCAGCAGAAGCAGATGCAGCAGATGCAGGTGTATTCCCGTCTTCAAGGCCCAACCTTCTCTTCTTCGACATACTAGTCGCTGGTGCGAGAGATTTCAGCGTAGATTGACGCTTTTCACATCTTTTAAGCGTGAATTTTTTAAACCCAGCATGATAAATGAGACATGGAATACTCGTTATTTCGCCGGTGGCCTTGTCATAAACAACATCCTTGGCCCGCATAAGTTTCTTTTGTTCAAGTGAAGAAACAAGAAACTGGTAAAGCGCGGTTATTTCTTGCTCTGTATGATTTTCCTTCTTTCCGTGTCGTACGGCGAATTCCTTCAGTTTCCCGAATTTTGCGGACTTATCCAATTTATTCCAGGGGTCGCTTTTACTCGCATTCTTCTCATTTTCAAGAATGTCGTCGATGTTTGGATTTGTGACAATATCTGGTTTCAGCATGCCATAGTTTCCGGTGAGGAGCATATTCTTATAATTAATGTTTTTAAGAGCGGCATCGTCGTGTTCAGAAGAAGGTACGGGTACATGTGCGGGTACAGGTACAGACGATGTGATATCGGTGGAAGAGGTGGTGGGTGCAGTTACAGAAGAAGCTTTGCGAGGCATGTTATTTGGATATACATAATATATAAAGATGACTTAAAGTCGTTTTTTGTATATTATGGATTTACATCGCCACGAATGACCGAATCATCTTTGTATCGACAACTGGAGATATGTGTGCCTTCGGGCGATTATTGGCATTCACGCTCGTCGAGTTGCCGTTGAACCAGTTATCAAGCAACTTGGCGGCGGGTTGGACAGGGCGTCCTGCGGTAATCAGGTTAATGGCGTCAGGACCGACAGCCTTGTGCGCGGGGGCAGCGGCGGCAAACACGGTCTTTCCTGAGAAGGACAGGCCACCGCATGGAGCGGAGCAAGAAGCAGAAGAAGAGGGATTCAAAGACATTTTATGATAAATCAACAGATTATATTTTTATATCATTTATTTATCATAAAATACTCGCAACATCCACTACTCGGCTGAATTTCAAATGGGTTGAATGTTCTTACTAAATGAGAAATTCTTCTCTTGCGGTGCAGTAGAGGTGGCGAAACACAACGAGAACATGTAAGCAATTGGTAGTTATATTAGATTCAAATCGTCATATAGAATTGAATCTAAAACACAAGAACGCGATGTCTTAACGACGGCCAGTGAGGGACAGGCCCATAGAGGACGCCTCCGCGCGGGTAAGAGCACCAGCGTTGTTGGCAGCGACTTGAGCGGCGTGAGTGGGGTGAGCCAAATAGCCGCCAGCGTTCATCGTATAGCCGTTCGACTGGTAGGTGAACGGGGTCGCCTTAGCGCTAGGACGAGCACCAGCGGAGAAGCTAACATTTCCAGACAAGGAACCAGTAACGCGAAGGTTGGTCGCGCGAGCAACAGAGGAAGCAACGGAAAGGGGGATCAAAGGCATTTTATGATATAATCCGAGAAAATAGTTTTATGTTGTTTTCGTTTATCATTCACAAAAAATTGAAACCTAATTTAATACAACACAATAATGCAGACACGCTGCTACGATACGATACGATACAATACGATACGATACGATACGATACGATACACGATGAATCTCTTCATTCTCTCACTCGACCCTGCCAAAATCGCAGAATATATGATGGACAAACATATCGCCAAAATTATCCTGGAGGCTGTCCAGATGTTATGCACAACTCAACGCTTGCTTGTAGGGGGGGCGCCAGGCGGTGACTGCGATCCCTGCGTCTATAAAATCGCGCATAAAAACCACCCTGTCACAATTTGGTGCCGTGCATCCCAAGCCAACTTCATTTGGACACTCGACCTTATCGACGCGATGCACACCGAATGGAAGTACAGATACGGACATCCAGCCCACAAGCAGCACAAATCATACAACGTCGCACAGTATTTGCGAGATAATATCCCCCCTGCCGACGCATTTGAACGTGTTAAAACTCCAGGAATCATGACGCCTTTTGCGCTTGCGATGCCAGATGAATTCAAGATTCGTATGGCCGCGGCGGGCACCGAGACAGGCACCGGCGTAGCACCGACAGGAACCAGTCATGGCGCCGACATTTACGACGCGGTTGCATCCTACCGTAGTTATTATTTATCCGAACCGAAGCGCCGGATTGCGAAATGGGCGAAACTGCGTGAAATGCCGTTGTGGTATACGCGGGGACTGAGAAAAATACAAGGGCGACCTGCACCAAAATTGGTCGTCGTAAAACATCTAAATACATCACTATATGAAAATATACCAGCAAAGGTTGAAATCATGACATCACACGTCGACCGCGTATTCGCACATATAGGCCATAATGCAGACAAACGCATCGTTTTACTACGTATCCGCGAAGTGGTTATGTGGTTATTCGGAGATTTGTCATTTCTAGGAGACGTTTGTGTCGGAACCAAAACATCAAATAACGCAAAATACAAAATTCTTGAAGACAAATGGGGGCAAGAAACATTAAAACTGCGTCGCCCGGATTTGTTACTGGACAAGCAGTGGACAAACAAAATGGGAGAACATTTGTGTGAGGAAATATTGATGCTTCAAGGTAAGAATGTAACAAAACCCGCAAACAAAAATCACTATCAGCCGGATTCAGAAGTTGATGATGGAATATGGGAAGCAAAAATACAGACATATTATACGTCAGGAACTGCTGGTGAAAAAATACTCGGCGTTCCATTCAAATACGCCGAAATACCGGTGCTTTATTCCAAACCCCTGAAAATATTGTGCATGGCTGGTGCTGAAAAGGTGTGTCGCGAACAATACGGAAATCTAGATGGGGGAAAATGTAGTGATATTAAACGTGCATTTTTGGAATTTTATAAAACAAATGGTGTTGAGTTTGTCGGCGCAACCGATATTTTACGCAGGGTCGCTGTAGTTGCGGATTAACACTTCATTTGTTTTTGTTCCGGGTTTTGTTGAATGAATTGCGCGTCGGCATGATACAACGGTAGTCGTATATGTTGGTTCGTGAAACGAATTCATCACAAGTGAAACTGCTGCATTACTCATTAACATTCGATATTGGTGTGCATGTGAATTACACAATTGAAATAATCTCTCGTGGTCACTTAATGAAAACCCGTCGGCGGTGTATCCGACAAATGATGTAGTTGTTTCTGGCGCATACGGCGGGTCCAAATAGACGAAATCGCATGCATCGTCGGTCATATTACTCTCTGCACTTGTAAGCGCATGTTCAAATGACGCGACAGAGAATACCACAGGTTTAATTAACTCTGATACTTCACTGATATGTTCTTTATCTAAAATAACCGGATTTTTATAATTACCGAATGGGACGTTGAAACCGTGCGGACCTTCCCGATATATACCACGAAAGCAGGTCTTATTCAAGAATATGAACATCGCGGATATTTTTATTGCGATGGCGGCTGCCGATGTTGTCACCGGTGATGGTGACGTAGAAGTAGTGCATGAAGCCGATGCGATATTGTATTGTTTCCTAATCCAATAATAATATGATTCCTGTGACGTTTTTGCTTCTTCGATTGTTGTCGCACTACGATTTACGTCTGTTCCGTTTATTTGCAGGTATTCGCTACTTAATGCGCCGACTTGTTCAATCAATTCTTCTGGATTTGATTGAATCACTTGATATAACCCAATCAGGTTTTTATTTACATCACTCGCATAACACGACCCGGTCAATTTGATATGACCTTGGTTTACACTAGATAGAAACCCGAGAAGAACGCTACCTCCGCCCAAAAATGGCTCATAATAATTGTTAATTTCTCTCGGAAACAAGGAAATAACTGTCTCGATGATTTGAGTTTTCCCGCCAACCCATTTCAAAAACGGTTTCGTGTAAGATGTCGGCATCTTGTTCGTATTTACAGGTGATAGTCTATTATATATTTTCAATTTTATCTTATATTGTAAAATAAAAATACTACATAAACAATATGTATTTACATTACACAATACATTATGACCCTAATCCACAATTTTTCCATAAGTGGAATATACGAACATTATTCTTGCGGTGGTCCCATGTCACAACCCGGTGCAAAAACTGGATTTATTCATCGAACGATGTACTTTCCGCATCAGGACGACGCCGAAATCTCTCGGATAATCAAATTACATTCTAGATTTGTCGTTGTAATTCAGCAAAATGAATATGCTGTGTCTCTATTTCAACGCGATATTCAACCGCAGATACATGCTGCAAATAAACCGTATGTCATTATCACGTGTATGGACGACATGACGTTTCCTGAAGCAGTTGTTGGGTCATTCTTTGACACGCTAGCGCAGAAGTCGCCGCTTTTTCGTCGATGGTTTGCAACGAATTGTCGAGACCGACTATTACGAGAGAATAAAATAACTCCTATTCCGTATGGTATCGATTACTGGACTCTTTCCAGACGACAATCATGGACGAACACTCCTATGTCTTCGGCATGCACACAAGACCGGCATCTCTCGCAATTACGTATTTCAACCGTACATTTTTCAAAGCGACATTACGGAACGTCGTCGCCGTCATCATCATCATCTCCGCGAATCTATATCAACTTCCAATTTAATTTGGATGGAAATGGTAGTTCCGAGAGATTGTCAGCATATCAAACAATACCGAGAGATGTGATGTCAATCCAAGAAACCCCATGCAATCGTTATGACACATGGGGCGCGTATTCTCAGCATGTATTCGTCGCTAGCCCGCGCGGTAATGGTCTCGATACAATCCGTACATGGGAAGCGCTTATAATGGGATGTATCGTCATCACGCGCCGATTATCTGATACTCCTCCCGCGACAACCGTAATGGAAGAATTGTACGCCGACTTACCTGTCGTAATTATCGACCGGTGGTCGGACATCACGAGAGATTTCCTGGACCGTATTCTCTCAGAGTATGCACAAAGAACATTCCGATATGATAAACTCACGATGAAATATTGGATTGAGCAGATTGAGTCGTCGTTCAATACAGATATTATTTAGTAGTTGTATTATGTATCTCCTGTGGTAATTTATATGAAAAAAATAGAAATACAAGGAAAGCGTAACCAGGATAAAATGAAACAGATGGATGAACCTGATGCGGTGATTGAGAGAAAGATGTCGAAAAATCGCGCGGTTCTTCCAGATGGATTTTATGCGACAGACCAATCTCTCGGACTAGATGTATTAAAGGCGCATATTGCCAACATATCCATCGGAACGATACTGGGTCAATCCGCTGTGATCATGGGGGGCATCGCAAATACAGACGTGGTTCTATCCTATATACTTCGAGAGATTGATACGAAACGCAAGGCGTATATTTATCAAGACAAACATCATGAAATATATGATCCACGGTATTCTATCACAACAGAGCGAATAGTCGAACTTCTTGTCTCCTCAGAACTTTTATGTTATTATTGTCGAGAGATTTGTCAGGTCACGTACAAAGAATCGATGTGTCGGAAACAATGGACGTTGGACAGAATTGATAATAACTACGGTCATAATGATACGAATGTAGTTATTGCATGTTTGGATTGTAATTTGAAACGTGGAACGATGGATTCCGAGAGATTTCGTCAAGGGAAGCAATTCACTTTTCGGAAGGTAGAATAAGAATTAGTGCATGAATACATTCTTACGAATACAACTTACTGTCCTCCACATTCCGTGTCACCTCCTTGATGAACTTATCTGCGTCAAGTAGCTCGTTGATATTCTCGGCCCACGCTTTCCGATAACGAAAGAGGAACCCGACAATCCCCGCCATCGTAATCGTTTTCTTGTTGATATGCTCATAAAACTTGTCAAATTCGCGGTCGATTTCTTCCGCGGTCATCTCCTCCTTCCGCATCATATCACGGAATAGATGCTTGACATCCACCTTCTTCGGGTAATTCATATGAATAATCATATCCGTCCGTCCCTGGCGCAATAACGCGTGATCCAAACTCTCTGGATGATTCGTTGTAATAAATGAAATGAGCCCCTTGCGGAAAAAGACGCCGTCCAAGAGGTTCAGAAGATTACTGAATGTGAAAGTGCTCTTATTTTCCTGTGTTCCGGTGCGTTTCTCGAACAGACAGTCGATGTCCTCAAAGAGCAACACTGACTTCGGCGGTATATCGCGGAATGCAGCAAGGGCCGTATTATTATCCGTGTCGTGGTTGATAGAGAAGATACACAAGTTATACCCGATTTCCTTACACATCGCCTTGATGATACTTGTCTTACCACTGCCTGGAATACCCGTAAGGAGGTAGTTCTTCTTATACGGAATCCCGAACTCGTCGTATTCCTTCTCCTTCTTCAAGAAGTCCATAATATCCGCACGCATTTTCTGTTTTAGTTTCTCGTCAAAATAAACGGTGTCTAGGGTGCGCGATGGAATTTTGTTATAACGCATCCACTCGCCGTATTTCGACATGACATAGACGTGGAGTTTGCTGACATCTTGTTCGTTGTTTTCAAGGAAGTTGTCGCTTTCGCGGTAAAAATGGTGAAATATAACCGGCGAATCCGTGCGAATTGTCATATATTCGAATTTCTCGGGTGCATCTTGTGTTCCGACGATTTTCTCTTGTTGGCGGTAATTGATTAAAAACTCGGCGGATGTTTCGGGCTCGGTCTTCGTTGCGGGAACCGTATACGTATATTTATAATCACCGAATCCAATCTGTGCGTAGCAAAAATCATCCTTGTCGTATTTGTAGGGACGGCGGCGCAACTTCAGTGGAATGTGGTGTGCTGGCGCCGCGGTGGAGTCGGGTATATGAACCAAGTTATTAATCGTATGATACATATACAGTAACATTTGATTCATTATAGTAGCCGTGTCGGTGTAATATTCGTATTGTCCCGTGGGCATTTTATGTAAATCCACGACGAGCTTGCTGTTTTGGCCGCTTTCATCATCATCGCTTGAAATGCCACTTTCAGAATCGCTTGTCTTAAGCATCGAATTCGCCTTTTTATACTGGTCGGCTTGCTCTGGCGAAATAGAATCGGCGCGTTCGAGAGACATTATTGGAATGCTTACGATAGGTAATACTGATACATAATAATGAAATGTGTTTATATTACATCATGGATGAATGAACCGGGTAAAAAAGAGGTTTAAATACTAACCTAATATGTTTATTACACGAACATGCTGGCCTGCATCCAACCACCCAAAGACCCCCGACCATCATCCTTTTCACCGGGATATACCACCGCTACCGCTGCCGCTTGTGTTCCGCATCTCGCTCACGGAACCAGTCTATATAATACGCAAAACGACCTCTTGCTTCATAAGGTCCTCCGTTTTTATAATGAAAACAGCGGCGAGAATATGGAAATGATGCTCTCGGTAATCAACGGAACCACGAATATTTCCCTACGAATCATGGATTGGTTTGTTACGAATTATTCCAAGAAGCATTATACGGTATATGACCTCGAGGACAGCGGCACTCCCGCCAAACGGTTCAAAGTTTATGTCGATTACAAGTTGAAACTCCGGGCATATTCAAAAAAACGGTTCGACCCTTTTTGTCGATGGGAGAGAATTAATGTCCCGCACAAAAATGGCACCACGTACATTCAAACTACAATTGGACAACTCAATTTCTTCAAATGGGCGATTGAAAATCAGGTTCTTCGCTACATTCACGAGAATTACTCGGTTATCGAGTCAGACATGAATATTCGCAATAATACGTCGCGCAAGATGGCGAAATCACACCAGACATCATCTGCTACAGTCGATGGATGTGAAATTAAGGCGACTGAATTGACATGTGACGCGGCGGATATAGATGATGCCGCAGCCGCAGCCGCCGGTGCAACGAAAAATAAACATCGTAAAAAACGTGAAGAATTATCGTCATCTGCAACTAAAAGTATTAAGAAAGAGTTTGTGGATATTGTGATTACGTTTGACTAATGATTGTTGGAATAATCCGTAAATTAGATAAAAACAAATAATATTGATAGTATAACTACTAGGAATATTATTTACGATAGATAGATATGGGCAACCAAGTATCACTTATCCCCAAAGTGAGTTATGAAGACATACAAATGGTTGTCTATCGGAATTTGAATGTTCAACATTCTACGTTGGTCATCAATACACTTCCGCCATCTCTCCAGCACTGTCTTATAAAAACTACGGTGGATATACGTTTTGAAGAAAGAGTTGTAAATACATTTATTCAGAAGAACCCCAATATTATGATTATTGTGTATGGAAAGAATTCAAATGATATTACCATATTACATAAATATGAACAATTAGTGAAACTCGGTTTTACAAATGTACATATTTATACTGGAGGTATATTTGAATGGATGCTTCTTCATGAAATCTACGGAAAAGACCTTTTCAAAATAACGCGGTATGAAATCGACATTTTACGTTATCGTCCAAAGTCGGTATTGCTAGCGAGGATGGCTGGTGGTGGTGATAGTAGAGGAATAGGTGACAACGATGATTTCGGCGGTTATCTTGAAGATGGTTCTTCTTCTTCGGGTATGGTGGATGGTGGAGGCGATGACGTAGATAGAGACATTCGTATAAATATACCACAACAAACTACGAATACTACCATGACGGCAACTATGAATGAAAGCGGAAACTTATTTACAACCGGAATAAAGTGGCTATTTGGTTCATAAAATATTATGCGTTTTATTATTGAAACAAAAATAAATCAATATTAAAAACAATCAATAATACTATTATAAAAATGAAAATATTCGTCCTTCATTATTCAAGGCTAGTGCAGAGAAAACAACACATTTTAGAACAATTTGTGAGACACGGTATCACCGACTACGAATTCATCGAGAAGTTTGATAAGGATGAAATAACCGACGCTGAGTGTCCCGAGTTTGACAAGGAGTATATCACAAATAAACGTACCGAATTATCGTTGCATTTGAAACACGTCCATGTATACCGATTGATGATATCGGAAAATTATGAGAACGCGTTGGTGTTTGAAGATGATGTTATTTTGTCGGATGACTTTATGAAGACATTAAATACGTACATGACACAATTGCCGAGAGATTATGACATGTTATTTATCGGAGATGGATGTAAATTACATATTGAACAAAGTAGCCTTATTCCGAATAAATATGTTTATGAGAAATGTCTTTACGAGACCGATTGGGGCGGTGGCGGTGCTACAAGATGTACCGATAGTTATGTAATTAATATTACGTGTGCTAAAAAATTATGCGACTATATCTCTAATTTGACCGTTAAGATCAACTCACCAGTCGATTGGTGGCTGAATGTAGCAGCAAGAGATAACAATCTCAACATATACTGGGCCGAGCCTACGATTGTTACGCAAGGTTCGCAGAATGGATTATTTTATAGAACGATCTAATCTAATCTATCAACTAGTCGCGCCATGAACCATACCCCAAATGACGCAGATATCCCCGTTCCATCAAACGAATTGATGAATCGGAGTCATTTTCCTCAAACTGCGCATGATACATGGTCGTGATAACATCTGGACCACATACCCATAATATATCGGTCACTTCCCATTTTTCTAGATTCAATTGGATAATATATTCAAGACGGCGCATGCATTCACGAATACATGTCTCTAGAAAGGGGTGACGCTTATAATTCGTGGCAAAGGCGAAGTTGGCGACACGAAGTGCATTTCTCGGATTTTTGCACTCTCTTGGCCCCAAAACATCTACAGATACTGTGAATTCGGTAAATAATAACATCCGGTCATTTTTGGGGCTGGTATATTTGAATGGATTATCCACAATCAAACAATCCATATCAAGATAACAACCGCCGTGCTTATAAATATACAATAAGCGCCCCAGGTCCGCGCGGACAACCCAATGCTCGGTGGGGATTTTAGCCCATAGCTCTGTTAGTCCAGGGAACGATGAGAGAATTGGCGTAATATCCGCCGGTGTTACAATAGTGTGTTCAGGAACAAACTGTTTATTTTGTTGAATACAATCCATCGGAATATTATTACGCTCGTTCGGTTTGAAATTCCACATATAGACGATTGAGTTGATATAAGACATGATAACTCTGTAGTAGTACGATTATATATCTAGAGCCAAAATCGTATTTATTATCTTTTGTCATGAAAACATTTTCGTATAATACGACAACATTAGTTTTTCATACTGGAATTCATTTTTATCGCTTTTTTCTTTGAAGAGCGCTACTGTATCAAGCAATAAACGTAACGAAACATCTTCCCATTTATCTACAATAAGAACAGGAAGTCCTTCAAATAACTCATTAAAAACAGATGAACGCACGATCGGAATACAACCACACAATAATGCCTCCCAGGTTCGATGACAATCCATACCATTCCCAAATGGTGATAACACGAATGCATAATCCAACATATTTTTCCAGGTGGTAGTACGCGGTATAAAATAGGTCTGCTGAAATATTAATTCCGACGGTATTGTGCTTACAGCGGTAACACGGTCTCGGAACCTATCAGGACATAACATGACGTTCGAATATATTCTGATTTTACGCTGATAAAATGGCTTCATTATACTCCGTATTTGTTCGACTAGTATTCTTTCTTGTTCCACCGGCGCAGTTTCTTCTGGCGTTGTATTTAGAGTAACCCAACGATGATGCGGGTTCATATTAATTGTATGATAATCCATTCCAATCGGGATTTGTTTTAATTTTGCGAGGGTTGTCTGAATTGCACCCTCTAATGTTTGCGGCACTGGTTCAGTTTTAAATACTGTAGCATTAGCATTCCATAACTTGGTTATTTTTTCTTTTAAAAAGTTGCGACAATCTTTAATATCCATATTCTGACTGTACAACCCGCGAAGATTATGATGTAACATAAAGAGAACCGCCTGATTGGGATGATTTGACACGGTCTCGCGAAACATCGTAAGATCGCCATCACCACATACAACAAAAAATGGAATTTGTATTTTAAATGCGTATTCCTGAATAAAGTTCTGGAATGCATCACAGCATACATAGATTGAAACTGGAGTGTCTTTATTATATTCATGCTGCCTCGCTATGAAATGATTAATATACTGTAGGTCTGTCGGACAACTCGACGTTGGGTTCATGGAACGTACCTGACATGATTTCAGTAATCCACGGCTCGATACGAATTGACATGCGGATTCATCGCGTTGAGACATAACCAAAATAGAAAAAATATAACAGAAATAGTATTATATTATTGTTCGATAAATATTAAACAATAATAATATTTAATTCGTTTACGACGACGCTGCCGCCGCCGCAAGTAGTCCGCGAATAAACTCAGTTATACTTTCCATCCTCTTTGAAAGAAGACGAGGTGTTCCGATAATATCTTCGTCTGCTGGCAGTTCCAACAAAGGACAGGTCTTTGCGCGAATCCAGTCTTCGTGATATTGATGACAACGTTGGATATAATCGGATTGTATGGTTTCTCCTGCACGGGCGCGTTTGCCGATGCGTTCTATGCACACACTTGGTGACGCATTTATATATACCATACCGGATAAAGGAACATCCGTTAAGAACTCATCAAACCACAACGTATAAATCTGGAACTCGTCATGGGAAATATCGCCAGCATCATACAACATCTTTGCAAATACGTTTCGGTCAGTTTCTACACTTCGTTCGGTGATGATGAGTTTGATTTTGGGGTTTTGGACCGCTTTACGAAGCAAAGAAAGGCGCGAGATATACGCCATCATCTGAAATTTGAACGCATTTGCACGAATATCCTTATATAAATTCGTCAGGATATTCACACCGTCTTTGTCGCATATATTGTTCCATAATGCGACTGGTTCATCTACAAAACAAACCTCTTCTTCAAATGATGTAATGGTAGGGAAAATCGGCGAGTCGGCATCTCTTTCACCGGCCGCGGCAGAACTCATTCTATTTTTAAGATACTGCTCGTATTCATAACACGTCGTGGATTTTCCTGAACCAATATTTCCATCAAAGCTTACAATAACAGGAAGAGGCATATGATATTATATAAATGAACAGACAGCGTAATGTGGTGGGGTGATATACATTACGTTATTATATTTATTTCAATTTATGGACGCAGAACCCTATTATAATACTTTTATCACTAAAATTGATATAAAATAAAACATAAATAGTAATGTATTGAAGTTATTCGTAACTATTTGATTATACACACACATGTCGGCAGCAGAATCAACTCTTATTCAAGTGAAACTCACCGGGGAAGAATGGAACGGTGTTGAAATCATGGAACCAGAAGATGAAATGCGCATCTTGAAACTCATCATCGATGGATTTCACGATGTCAATATGGTATTCAATATGCATCTATCTCTAATGTCACGTTTAAAAATAACGCACACTCCAGAAATGGAGGATCATCTATTCGATGAATACTTCAAAAAACGGGTTGAACGCGTCCTTTCGGTCGGCGGTATGCATAATAGAAGCAACCGGTTTGAAATTATCGCAAAATCAAAGAAAGTCATGAAGAAGGTGGATTTGATGAGAATACAGAATATGAATACCACATTTGGTGGTTCTGGTGATACATATGATCATCATATAATGAATACAATAGAGGCTATGATTGATGTAAAGAATGGTGTCTCCACCGCGCCTGGGACGACCACCACATTCGGTCCAAATGAATGGATGAAGCATTACTATACGCTGAAACTAATGCTTCAAAAATCGGTACTTGGAATCAACGCGCATATTATCGATTTTGCAAATTATATTATCGAGGAATTCAAAGATGAAGTTGAAATTGCGGGATTTCTTCGCAGCGCGTATCGTTTCGTGGAACAAAATGAGAATGTATTCAAATACGCGGATTTCCAATTATACGAGCATCAAAAACAACTCTTTACCGTTGCAAAACGCCCCGATGCGAAGCTAGTGCTATATATTGCGCCGACAGGTACGGGAAAGACTCTTTCGCCGCTGGGTCTCTCAGAAAAATACAAGATTATCTTCGTTTGTGCTGCACGACATGTTGGTTTGGCTCTGGCGAAGGCCGCGATTTCCGTGAAGAAGCGTATCGCATTCGCATTTGGATGCAGTAACATCGACGATATTCGTCTGCATTACTTTGCTGCAAAAGAGGCGATTCGTGACAAACGCAGCGGCCGTATTCGCAAAGTGGATAATAGCATCGGTGATAATGTTGAAATCATGATTTGCGATATCCGTTCATACTTGCTTGCGATGCGCTACATGATGGCATTTCATCCGCTGGACCAACTTCTTATGTATTGGGACGAACCAACAATATCGATGGACTATCCCGAACATGTGCTTCATCCGGTTATCCATCGAAACTGGAGCGGCAACCTTATCCCTAATGTTGTCCTTTCGTCGGCAACATTACCACGCGAAGATGAAATCATGGGGGTGATTCAGGATTTTAAGGTGAAGTTTCACGACAAGGGGGCAGAAGTGTATAGTGTGGTTAGTCACGATTTTAAGAAGTCAATCCCTATTGTGAATCAGAGTGGATTTATCGAACTTCCGCATTATATGTTTGGCGATGACTATGAACGCGTGTTGGAATGCGTTGAACATTGCAAAACATACAAGACTTTGATGCGGTATTTTGACCTGCGCGAGATTTTGCGGTTTATTGGACTGGTTACGAAGCGTATTAAGACCGAGGACGACAGCGACGACGAGAGCGACGACGAGAGCGAGGACGACGACACGCAAAATAAAAAGGCGAAACATAATGATGACGACGACCCAGACACCGATGATAATCGCGGACTCACCATAACATCCCAGCGATACCTTCCTGAAAATATGTTCGGTGATATTGCCGAGATTACCATGACAAGCATCAAGGAATATTACCTGCGTCTTCTTGAAAATATTAGACCTAAGTACTGGGCGCGGATTTATGAAACGCTTGCGGGTGTTCGCAAACCTAAATTCGCATCCGTCGTCAATTTATCCACTAGTGATGCACACACCCTTACGGATGGACCGACAATTTACTTGACCGAACATGTGGATAAAGTAGCCGCATTCATGCTCCAAATCGCGAAAATACCGACCGTGGTGATGGAGGATATCATGCAGACAATTGATTTCAATACGCGTATTCTCGAAGATATTGCAAAAACGGAGAAATTGATTAAAGACCTGGAAGGTGAAAGTAAGGAGTCCAACAGTGGTGCCGACGACGAAAAGAAAACCCGTAAATTCACTTCAGATACACGTGTCAATCCAGAAACTGAACGACTTCATATCAAGGTTGAAGAATTGAAGAAGTCGGTGAAATATACGGCGCTTCACGAGCTATTCGTTCCGAACCGGTTGGAACATTTGAAGCGATGGACCGACCGTACATCGATTTCCAACGAATTCACATCATTTGTTGAAGATGAAATCGTTGGACAGATTATGCTTCTGAACGTCGCTTCACACTGGAAACTCCTGCTTCTTATGGGAATCGGTGCTATCACCAACGCCACCGACCAGAAATACACCGATATTATGAAAACACTCGCGAAGCATCAGAAGCTGTACTTGATTATCACCGCGACAGACTATATCTATGGCACGAATTATCAGTTCTGTCATGGATATATCGGAAAAGACCTAGAGGGAATGTCGCAGGAGAAGGCGATTCAGTCGATGGGTCGTATCGGACGTGGCGCTATCCAGCAGGATTATACCATTCGTGTTCGCCACGACGCAATCATTCGCCATATCTTTACGGCATTACGAAGTGCTGATAAGCCGGAGGTGTGTGCGATGAATCAGTTGTTTGTCACGGATGTGGCAGTGGAGGAATAGGGCGGGTAACCGATAAATAATTACTAATTTAATGGTGATGTTAAATCTTTAAAACTCTTATATTCTTGAGACGCAATATCGTAATACTTTAATACGACAGAAGTGTCTTGTTTCAAACTGCCTTGATAATTCACAGATTTTTTTACAGCGACACAAAAATCATTCAGCGAACGATATGCCTCACCTTTTCTCGTACCGTTTTCATCACACTCATATACACAATTTCGTTCCTTGACGATGAGACAAAAACGCTTGAAAACGCAACCTTTTTTCTGCTCATATATGAAGCGAGTGTTTTGATTAACCATCTCGTTTAATGGTTTGCGACTGAAGAATGTAGAACTTTTCGATTTGACGACTTCGCCTGACGATTTACGCTCTGCGGGTTTCTTAACCTTCTGCCCTAAATAAGTCGATATAGTCGCCTTGACTTTATCTAACTTTAATTGAACGGATTTATTTTCCTCAATCGCTTTATCGTGTGCATTTGCTCTCATCTTTGATATTCTTTCGTCTATCATACTCATTCGCGTATAGAGTTCATTTTTATTCTGTTCTAAAACATCAATATCAAATCTTATGCGGTCATATTGTTTCTTGTTGTTAGAAAGTTTCTGCTCGGTGAGTGTCTGCTCTTGCTGTCTCAACATAGCGACGACAGGGTCTTCTTCTTCGTCTTCACTCGGTTCATCGTCTTCTTCGTCTTCGACCGGTTCATCATAAGCATTTTCTGACGAGGTATCTTCCTCTACTATATTTTCATTTTGATTTTCAATACAATTTTCATCCCACCATTCACCTTGAATTCGAGAGAATATGTATCTTATCTCTTCTTCAGATACCTTAAAAAATTCACGACGCGGATACCTTTTATCGCGTAGCATATTATGGATATTTTTTTCCTCCTGTTTTGGATTTTTAACCCTTTTACTAAATTTTACTTCAAATTCACAAGGGATACTAGTATTCCCATTAAATAATTGTTTTGCTCTTAATCGTGGGTTGTTATTAGTTATACCGATCTTAACTATCCCGTTCATACATTTATTTGACATACAATATATATATCCATAATTATCACTCATTATGATGTCTATTATGGATATAATTTTAGGTTTATATCATGTTGATGTAATATATCGATATATACTACATCGATATATAATTATAAAGTTCATATAAATAATAATATCACCCACCAAACATCTCTTCAATCAACTTTTCCAAGGTATCATACTCGAACTTCCAGCCCAACTTTTCGCGTGCTTTAGATGAATCACCTAATAAAAAGTCGACTTCACATGGACGAAAATACTTAGGACTTATTTTTACTCGGGTTGTACCATCTTCTGCATCTTTCCCGATTTCATCCATCCCTTCACCACTCCACTCTATTTTTATTCCTTTGAACGCAAATGCCTTCTCTATAAATGACCGAATCGTATGTGTCTTTCCGGACGCAAGTACATAATCATCCGGGTGGTCCTGTTGCAAGATCAACCACATCCCATAGACATAATCCTTCGCATGACCCCAATCACGTTGGCTATCTATATTTCCCAACTTGATATACTCCTGTTTCCCATCCAGAATATTCTTAATCCCGCTTATGATTTTCATCGTCACGAAATTCTCTACACGACGTTTGCTTTCATGATTGAATAATATACCATTCACAGCATATAATCCGTATCCTTCTCGATACACCTTCGTAATATAATGTCCATATACCTTTGCGACGGCATATGGCGAGACCGGATTGAACGGTGTATTTTCATTTTGTGGTGTCTCTTTAACTTTTCCAAACATCTCGCTTGTTCCTGCTTGATAAAATCGTATCTTCTTTCTTGTTGCTTCAGATAGGCCTCTCACTATTTCCAATAGTCGTAATACTCCGACTCCATCCACATCAGCAGTATATTCCGGTATTTCAAATGAAATCGCGACGTGAGATTGCGCGGCCAAATTATAGATCTCAAATAACTCAAAATCAGGGTGTGTCTGTATAATACTGTGGATATAATTCGATAATCCAGATGAATCCGTCATATCCCCATATCGTAATTGAAGTTTATCACGAATATGGTCGATTCTTGAGTGCGAATACAATAACGATGTTCGGCGAACTATACTGAATACTTTGTAGCCTTTTTCTAGTAACAATTCTGCCAAATAAGACCCGTCTTGACCGGTGATTCCGGTGATAAATGCCAACTTCATTCCGTCTATCGTATAATAATAATACGGTGTTGTAACTTTATATACATATTATTTTACCTTTTCCTTCGGCGATGTATATTATATCCATACTAGTATATAACAATAAATAACAATAAATGTCCTTATCGCGCCCTCCTCGCCGCACCGCCCTCCTCGTGGGTATTAACTACATTCGCACCGAAAACGAACTGAATGGATGTTATAACGACGTAGTAAATGCCAGCCAATATCTGCGTTCTACTTTAGGATATAACCCTACCGCAATATCTATCATCACCGATGGCAACCGTGGGGTTTCTGGAACTGCATCGACCCTCCCGCCAACCCGCCGAAATATCATCGCAGGGTTGAACACGCTCGTTGCCGGGATGGTTGCAGGTGATGAAGCGGTGTTTCATTATTCAGGTCACGGAACCCTAGTTCGCGATACCAACGGTGATGAGGTGACCGGCTATGATTCGTGTCTTTGCCCCCTGGATTACGCCACACCGACCTCGGCCGGTGGCGGTTTGATTACCGACGATGAACTCCGTGCACTTCTCATCAACAAAGTCCCGCGTGGCGCGCGTCTCTATGTCATTCTGGACTGCTGTCATAACGGTACCGGGTGTGATGTTCGATATAAATACGAGGATTACAGTATTCTACTTTCTCCCCCGTCGGTGCGCACCCCCGTCTGGCGCACCCAACAGAAGGCATTCGCCAACGGTAAATATACTGAAACCGCCGGCGAAGTCTTCATGATTAGCGGTTGTCGCGACGAGCAAACATCTGCTGATGCATATATCAATAACGCGTTTGCCGGAGCACTCACATACGCAGTATTTTCGATTCTCCGCGCCAACCAGGCCACCATCCGCACGTATTCGTGGAGTGCATTTCTCCGCGATGTCCGCCATTTTATGCGCGTCAATCGATATTCGCAAATCCCGCAGATAATGACCGGACAAATAATTTCTCCGGCGAGACCGGTTTTCGCGGTAGCGGCGGCAGCAGGGGCTCGTGGTGGGTCAGCATTAGAACTTACTTCCGGTTCCGTCGGAATCGTGAGTGGTGGTGAAGGCTCTAGGGGTATGGGTCTAACGGCGTCGACCACGTCATCAACCTTATTCGGTTTTAAACCGAAATCCGGTTCAAATACACCTCGTCATAGTATCCATTTTATACATTAGGTGATTTCGTTGATGATGTATATTGAATGCATCATATTGTAAAAAAATTGAAATGCTTTTCTTACAATATCCTGAATATACCGTTCCTATCAAGACACAACAACGAATACAGACATGTCCGTGAATCCGAATTTGGCTGCGCTTATGCGCGTGATTGAAGACAACCAAGACAAAATGCCCGAAGGTGAGTATTTGGAGGCGATGAATGCACTCGGTGCACTTCACCGTGAAATACCGCAACCACAACAAGCACCCCCCGCACTCGCCGCCCCACCGGTGGGACCCCCCCCGTCATACGCGGCATCGGTTCCTTTGTTCGGTGGAGCAAGTGCCAACCCAAATTCCCACAGCAACCTAATTGCGTTGATGGGTCTATACGGCTACAATACATGGACCCGCGTTACCCGGATGATTCCTGAACACCGACATTTGACCGCAGTCCAGTGGGTCGCGCTTACCCAAGAACAGCAAAACAGTCTCAATCGTCAGGCTACACTCAAAATCGTCGAATCATACGAAATCTCTTACAGAAATCCCGACCCCAAAATATGCCCTTTCATCGCCAGGCACGCTGTTGGACATTGGACGTACGGCGGCGAACGTTCTGCATGGACCTGCGCCTGTGGCTACAGCGGAAAAAGCAAAAACTGGAAAAAGCACGAAGATAGCGAACGCCACAAAGATTGGGCTCAGCATCGCTTCATCCCCAAAAGAACTATTGACGCGATGAAACGGGGCATTCGAAAGGACGAACGAGGTGAAATCGCGCGTTTCAATCAGCCGCTTACCGGCGGTATCCGGTATTTCCTGGTAGCTCAGGAGCGAAACGAATGGACCGACCCAGAAATCTACTCGGAAATTCACCGCACGAAGAACGTAAATGGCGAATGGTTCGTTCATCACAGAGACGACTTGGCGCATTACTACGTCACCGAATGAATTTGAACCCTGTGTGTGCGTGTGTTTTGTGTGTTTGTGTGTGTGTGTGTGTGTGTGTGTGTTTTCTAACACTTTTTATTTGATAAGACCACTCGAATAAAACATACAAATAAAAAGTGTTAGAAAACACACACATTCATTTCGTTTGATGCTCCAAATATTTCTTCACAATATTGCGCATTACCTGGGCGCACTCTGCTACAAACTGGGTATCAACAACCTGTTCGGGTTTGTCTTCCTTTTCCCCAGTAAGTTTTTCGGCCTTCTCCGCCTCTGCGGCTATTTCTGCCGCGGCGGATACGGCCTCTTCGTATGACGGCGGAGGCGAATTCACAATGTAGAAACTGTCGCAATCGGTTTGGGGTCTTTCATCCCACATAACGGTCCGCATCCACTCGTAATGCTCTTGAACCTTGGTTTCGTATTCTGTTCTGGGAGTAACATCAAACCAATCATCCATCGTCCTTACCATCATAACAATACGGAAATCGTTGGTGTAGTGCTTGTGGTCGCCGGTCATTTCAATCCAGACCCGGGAGGGTTTGACGCATTTCTCCTCGTATTCTTCGTGCCTCTTCTGTAGCGCGGGCGGGATGGGCTTCTGCCAAGATGGTATGCGTATGTCCCGAAGAGACCCTAAGTCAAACCAATCCATGCTGAATGGACAGCGGTAGGATGAGATTTGACACGGATCGGTATTCAACCAGTACTGGCTTTTGCAGTACTTCGGCGTATGTCCAGTTTCACCGCATCGGGCGCATTGTTGTTGGAGCAGGACCGGGCAGGTGATTTTTGAACCAAATTCCGGGCCGCTTTTCGTGTAGTGCGTCTTGCAGTCTTTGAGCGGTAGTTTGCGCTGCATGCAAAACTTGCAGAAAGGACGTCGCATCTTTGTTGATTTCGTTTGGGTTCGGCGCGTCTGAGGTTCTGCAATGTCGGCTTTTTCTTTGTCTGCTGCGCGTTTTGCTTCTTTTTCGTCATCCCAGATATTCTTGAAACGTATACGCGAACTCCATGTCCAACTTTCGAGTGTATTCTTCGGGTCTTGTATCCTTTCCAAACGGTATGGTGGGCGTTGAGCCATATCCAGGCGACGGTATTTGGGTTCAGGGACCGTAATGGGGTTTGATGATTGCATCGTTGTCTGTCCGTCGTCGTCAGTCGTTTAACAATATTCAAAAAAAACATTTCAATTTTTTGGAGAACACCACGCGACGAGTCACGAGTTCACACTACCAACCGAATACAGATTCGTCGACGCCGCCATCGCAGTCGCTGTCATCTTTGAAACGAACCGATTTCACCGGCTTTCCATGCTGCCAGACACCTTCAAATATCAAGATTTCGCCTCCGTCGCCCGATTTTTGCACATGAACTCCGTATCCGTGAAGCTTGTCGTTTTCCCAAGTTCCGGCGTATTCGTGCCATTTGGCGAGATGTGCATTTTCAACAGCTTCATCGGTCGTATAATTCTTCCATGGAATACCATACACGAATGCCGGTGTGCGAAGAGTTCCACGGCCGTGGCGTTTGTGGCTGGTTGCACCGCTACCGTCGTCGGCGCACATGTGTCCCATATATACGCTGCCATCAGGATAACTGTAAATGTGTTCTTGGATTGCGAGTTGTCGTGCAAGTTCTTCTTCTTTTTGAGCCTGGTCTTTCAAAACCGATGGTGATGAACCCGCAGCGCCGCCGGTTGCGTTATTATAACGGTCTTCCGCGAAATACTGCAGTAACCATTCGTCAGACAGTAGTTGTTCTTCTTCTTCATTATTATGATGTGCCATGTTGTTTCTTCACGTATCCTGAGATGCTGCTCTATGTTTAGATAACAAAAACATTTCAATTTTTTTGATAGAGTATTGAATCTCTAATTAAAAATAATCAAATTATCGCATATTAAATGCAGAGGGAAATTATAAGTAATAACACAAAATCAGGTATTTTATTAAATTTATGATGTCGTAGGTTTAATTTTCGCGTTGGCTTATCACATATTCATACAACATTTTTCCATTCCTATGAGCATAATTTGCGGTCGCTATACGTTCGGATAATAATTGGATTAATTTTAAATCATACTCTCTTGACTCTTCTACTTCTGAAATCGCAGACTCATCTGATTCTGATGATATCGGTTGTTGTTCTTCGATATTCGGAGAATCCAGCTCACAATTGTCAGAATCAGTCGTCGTGATTATTTGTTCGGATTCGCAGTCTTTGTTGTCTTGGTCGAGAACTTCATCACCAGATTCTTCAGATTCTTCTGATTCTTCGGTTGCGTCGGTTGGAATGCCAATTTCTGCGACGGCTTCATCGTGGTCGTGGTCGTTGTCTCCTGTAACAACAAGCTGTATTTCGTTGTTGTCTCCTGTAACAACCAGCTGTATTTCGTCTTCAGGTTGTTGTGTTCCTTCATTCTGTCGTCGTTGCTCTTCAGCAATTCGTCGTTCTTCTGCCCGTCGTGACTGTTCTTCAATCTTTCTTTGCGCTTCTTGCTCTATCATCTTTCTTTTATATTCTGCAATAACATTTTTGAAATATGTGTTAATCTTTTGATAATGATAATTTTTCAAGTATTCAATTAGACGAGTATACTGTTTTGGGAAGTCATTTTGATTTTGATTTTTGTTTTGTTGAATTCGATGCACATGATCCAATCTATTTTCTTGTCTTGATTCAGTTTCATAACTTAATTCCGCACGATGACAACATATTCTTATTAACTCTTCACCACCGGCTCTTGCACTACTAACTTTAAATGCGTCTAATGGAACACCGGTAATTCTTTGACCGTTTCTATATACGGAAAGCTTTGACATCCATTCTTTAACTACATCTTTTTGTTGGTCCATTCTCATGAAAGAACCGTCATATGGGTTTAAGTGAAATTCTGCAGTTGGTTCCTTTGGAAAGAGTGGATTAAATAGATTGTCGTCCGTTCTCATCCCGCTAGTAAATGTTATAATCTCGGCAGCTTCGAGTTTTCTAGGATCAACTTGAACCCGTTTTGGTTGTTTTGAAAATCCTGTTGCGTTTTGAGTAATTTCGATATTTTGTGTTTCATCTGTCGGGTCTTTACAAATAAACCGAACTTTTCTATTATCGTGTAAACAATATATATCACACACGAATTTCCCGCGATAATACGCATTTTCCGGACCACCAAAATAATCATATTTTTTCATTTCAGTCGGGGGTAGTCCGTCATGTTTATTTAGTAAAATTTTCATCTTAGTTTTACCAAATATAACAGACAACGATTTATCTAAATTACTACAATCTGTTTGTACTGATTTGAACTGATTATTCAACAATTGATTAAGCCGTTCGGTATACGGGAATTTAAAAGTAGTGCCTGTTGCATCCAGACGACCATTTCTCTCCGAAACAAATTGTTGAATTTCGTCTTCATTCATGGGAGAAATTACAATTTGACCATCATATTTTTTTTCTCTATGAATTACGCCCCAAGGAACGATAGCTTTTAGATGGATGTCATCTTTGTGTTTAGTATAGACAGATACCTCAGTTGGCTGTCCGGCATCATTTTTAGACAATTGATACTTTGCGATAAGACCACCAATTCCCGATACACCCATACTTTTTTCACCAAGATGATTCTCTCTGCCTGCGTCGAACATATATTCAAATCTTTGTGATATCATACCAATACCAGTCTCAACAGCATCAATATTACTTCCGTCTGGAGAAATATTAAATATAAATTTATCGGCAAATGCATCACACGAGTTAGCAAGTTCTTCCGCTAGACACTTATCATCTGTAAACCCCTGTCGGTCTAACGAATTTACAAATCCACTTTCATTTCTACTTCCGGCAGTTCGCGACATTTTATTTTATGAATGCACGATTCCCTTTCACGATATGAGTTAGACAAGTCATTTTTCTTTACTTCAATTTTATGTGGATTATAAAAATTATATACTAATATTTGTAATCCACATTTAATCTCATGTAAATCGGCATCAAATCTTTGTTATTTTTACATTCTGTATTGTTTTATCATTCCATGTATAATATATGTCAAACCAGGATGAAAAAGTATTAGTTTCAAAGACACATACATAGTTCTTTTTTGTTTTCTTTTGATTTTATTACTTACCTAGTTGTTGCCATTATCACAGACCTCTATGAAATCGAACTCCGCGTTCGTGGTGAGATTTGACATGAGATACTCTTCGGCGAACTTGCGGAACATTCGCTCGGGCTCGCATTCGACCAAAGGTTCGTCGCTCCAGGATGGCGCGTGCTGAAGGTCCATCTTGCGAACATCGAGAATTGCGCTTGGATTGGGTTGTTGTTCCTGAACTTGAATGTCGGCGGCGACGGCGTGTTTGGACGCAGACAGCGCAGGTGATTCGATGTTCAAGCGAACACGAGGGCCGTGAGGATGCGCGTAAGGCGCGCGACGTTCGCGAGACGACGACGACGACGACGATGGTCTCAACGCAGCCTGAAGCCACGGCTTGGAACGACGGTCTTCTTCGCGGTGATAGGAATCGTCGCGGTCACGGATTTCACGGTCACGGCGCTCGGTGTCATCGCGTAGACCGTTGTAGGAATTGACTCGGTTCTCACGGGTGTCGGTACGGCGGTCATCATCGCGACGAGGCTGCTCGCGCTCGATGTAGCGTTCTTCACGACGAGGCTGCTCACGCTCGATGTAGCGTTCTTCATGACGAGGCTGCTCGCGCTCGATGTAGCGTTCTTCATGACGAGGCTGCTCGCGCTCGATGTAGCGTTCCTCGCGACGGGGCTGCTCACGCTCGATGTAGCGTTCCTCGCGACGGGGCTGCTCACGCTCAACGTAGCGTTCCTCACGACGGGGCTCTTCACGACGGGAACGGTATTGGGAGCAGTAAGATGAGGTGTGTCCGGTATTCTTGCAGATTCGGCAGGCTTGGTTCAGGAGCGTTGGGCAGACGACTTTTCCTTCGGGTCCGGGCTGGTCTTTGACGTAGTGGCTGGTGTATTCCGATTCAGGGCGGCCTGCATCACGGCAAACCTTGCAGTAGGGAGTAGCGGTCTTGGTAGTGGCGGTGGCAGTGGCGGTAGTATTGAACGACTTTGACATGATTGCGATGATTGTTTCTGGGGAAGCACTAATGTATGGCTGATTTGAGAAAAAACATTTCAATTTTTTTTCAAATGTTTAAAATATGTCGTATCATCATATTTGTTTCAAAGAATTTGAAACTATTCTAAATGCCCCGCCATCATCACAGACGAAAATGAACGCGTGAATTCTTCCAAGTCCTTTTCGGTTAAGTCACTTCGTTTTCCGCGAGGGGCTTTAGGAGTAGTGGGGTCATCGTCTTCTATATTCGATTGTATAGAAGACGTATGTAGTTTGTTAAAATGGAACATCTAGACGTATATATAATATAACATAAATAATTATCTATATATACTGTATAACGATGACATTCCACATTCATATCACCGAACACGAGGTCCAGGCCGGTCTCGGCGTTGTCTCACACCTCGCAGGTAATTCTGTCGTTGGTAATGGCGCTTCTGCAATTTCCCACGGTATCGATACCTACAACGATATCACCCACCATAACGTTTTCGGCGCAATCAAGGATGGTGCCGAGACAGTTGTTAGCGGCGGTGAGGCGGTTATTGACGGATTTTCCGGCGATTGGTTGTAAAAATAATGTTGTATTATACACTCAATAAATCTACGGCGTATTTCTCCTGTAGTTTCTCTCGTAATTTATGAATTCCGAGAGAAATTGTCCCTTCAATCCCATTACTTATGGATATATCTGTAGAATCAACTGAAAACGTATAGCTACATGTCCATCGAAATCCATTACTATTATCCTTTCTATCATAAATCAACGATAGTGTCGTTGATTCTGGTGTATCTTTAACAATACGCAACATCATATATTTTGGCAGTTGTTTGCATGTTCTCTCGACGAGTGTTGTTATGTCTTCTGCGGCTGCAGCGTCATCTTTCGAATCTAACTCTTCTAAATCAGCGACAACCTGATTCGCGTCATTCAACTTTTCAATTAAGGATATTTTAACCGATTTAGAACTGACCCACGGCTTATTGAGACGGGGGTGTGACTCTACCTTGAAATATTCTCTCGGCTGCGTTTTCCCGTTCTTTAGATACATTATTTCGCGATAATACACGACGTATTTCTTCATCATATTGTGTGTAATGCCCGGTGGCAAGGATTGCGCGGTATGCTTTCTCTCGCGCTTATCGTTTCTCACAGCTGCATCGGCTTCGACGATATCACCGGCGGTAACGGTATTGGCGGTAGTATCAGCCATTTTGTATATCCACGGTATAAAACATATAAAAATGAAACGCTCTAAATATCAAGACCCTACGAGATGAACGCAATCCACCAAAAAAAACACGAATTGTCGGGGCAACTTATATTTAAATTGTCCCAAATTGGTTTCGCGCTTCATAGCACATTATGTTATACCAACCGGATTAATGTGGGGATTCATGATTACGCAGAATATGCAGCACAGTTGCGTGATGGAGATTCCATATTTATATCGACGAGAGAAACCAACGTACCCATTCATATACTTACATCCATTCTGCGCGCTCGTAACGTCAAAGTTGTGTTTTATATTATGGAAGAACCTGTAGTGGAGTGGGAGTTTGTCGAGAGATTGCTTCCGGTGAGTAACCTCATTTTCATCCAGAATAATATCTATAATCATCCAAATATTCATATTATGCCGATCGGGATCCGCGATTGCGGGTCTATCGTCGCGATGCATCGCCGGTTCGACCAAAAACACCTCCTTGAAAGAGGGGTATCGCTTCGCACGGCGTTGGGCGCAAATGTACGCCCGATTAAATGTTTGCTTTGTTTTAGTGTATGGACACACCCTTCGCGACAGGAGTGCTATGACTTGTTCGCGGCGTCGTCTTTCGTATATAACCTGAACGATGACCCATCACCTGAAAGATGTGAAGAACGAGAGAAACGCGATAACCCGGAGTATTTTTATGAAAAGATACCCGAGTCAGTTATATACAATAAAACGTTAGAAAGTCGGTACGCTTTGTGTCCGCGCGGGTGCGGGATGGATACGCACCGGTTCTATGAATGTATTTACCTAGGATGCATTCCAATTGTGGTTCGGACGCATACGGTATTTGACCGGCTGTATGCCGCGTTTCCATGCTTGGTTGTCGAGAGATGGGAGGATGTTACGATGGAACTTCTTGACCAGTCATACCCTGGGTGTTTCTCCAGGATGCGCGAATTTAATACACGGTATCCGAGATTTTTGACGGATCTGGATAGTATTGAGGGGCTGTTGAGAGAATTATGAATAATATTGTATGCATTTATTATATAGCATGCCGTCATCATCATCATCGCATCGGTGGTCGCTGAAATACAAGCGCAGTATCAACTGCCGCCATCCGCGCGGATTCTCTCAGAAGCAGCATTGTAAATACGGTCGGCGGAAGAGCAACGGGACGCGTCGTATAAAATCGAACGGAAGACTATAATAAAAAATATATTATTACATTATTACATAACCACAAAATGAACATGAACTTTAACATTACAAAATACACCGGCGTTATGGCGTTTTACGCCGTGCTGACCTACATCTTATTTCCCGCGATTGCCTATTTCTTATTCGGAAAGACGTTGGAGGCGGCGGGCAACGGTTTCATCGTCGGAAGTGTCATTTCGGTGATTCTGTGGCGGATGGTTGGGATGGGGATGGTGAAGGGGGTGTAGGCGGGTGGTTCAATCCATCGCCGTCACTCCGTATTTTGCCTCTACTTTCTCTTTCAACTTCGCGATTTCATCATCTAATACATAATTTGCAGGCAAGACCATACGCATTATTTCACGGGCTCCGCTTTCGCGTCTTCGCTCATATACCAAGTGCGGTTTTTCGCGCACAACGACGAGCGAGAAATACTTCGGCAACACCGCCGCTGGCGCGGTATCTTCGGGGAAGATGCCCTTTTCCAAATCGCTGACGACCTTATTTGCGGCTTCCAATTTTTGTAGAAGCGATACTTTTTCGGATTTGCTCGTCATCCACGGTTTTTCAAGTTTGGGATGCTTTTCAACCTTGAAGAATTCTCTCGACCGTGTGTGTTCTTTATCTAACCATTCAAAATAATACACGACATATTTCTTCATCATATCTTGTGTTATACCTTCTGGAAGTGCGCGCGCACTATGTTTTCTCTCGCGCTTGGTTCCGTCATCGGCCGTGCCTTTGCTGTTTTTTTGTTGTTCTTGCATCGTAGCGACGCGTAAATTGTCGTATCGGTTGTTCAGAGGGTTTCGGTCAAGGTGGTCGACGCTTAGGATGCTCGTGCCTTTTCCATTTCCCCACGTGTCCATAATGACTTGATGGATACACACGTTATTGTGGCACGAAATATACCCGTTCGTGGTTTTATACCAGGTGGTTTTCTCACCGTTGTTATGCGTTGCCTCGTAGTCCAGTATTTTTTGGTAGCTCGTGGGGCATAATTCGCAGTATTCGTTTGGTTCGCAATACATGATTACCGCCGTGATTTCGCCAGTCTGGGGGTTTGCGATTTCCCAGAGCGGATTTTTCATTTGGTTGGCGGTGCGTCCGAGAGATTTCGTGTGGCCTGGTTTGAAGGTGATGGCGGCGGCGTATTTCTGGGTGATATAGTCGTGTTGTTCTTGGAAGTGGAGCATGGCGGGGTGTAGAAATGTTATAATGAATACAACAATACATATTAAGTTTCAATTTTATTAGATGAACTACTATTTTATTTATAACATACGGTTTTATGCTTATCATACGATAAACATAAAATTAGAATTCAAAATATGGTGTAACGCATACAAACAATTTAATTGCTGTAAGCACTCTTACTCCCCTAAGTTTCCCTAGGGGGAGGACTGTATCTTAAGCTATCTCCGGTTGCTTAAACCATCATCAATAACCCATTTCCGTTCAGTCTCTGACGCCCTACCATAGACTAGCATATCGTCTTTAGGTAGTGAGCATGCGGATTGCCCAATCCTTTTCATTATTACCGTACCCAAGTTCATTACTCTTGGCCACTCATTCCTTTCGGAGATGAGCTTGGTAGAAAAGGCTCTAAGGGGTTTCCCGAACAACAAGAAATGTCGCATTTCCGACGACAACAAGTCGGAAACACTAGCAGCTAGTCATAACATCAACAGGGTTGATGGTGAGGACATAAATGGTTTTCCGCAGTAAGAACTCACATTACTACGGCATGCTGCTTTTAGGCCCTGGTTCACAGCTGATAGTATGATCATCATCATTACTATAACTGTAGCGTTAAGGCCTCCCATACCACTCATCACACGCAGAACGTTGTAATTCACGGCATACACGCGAACCTTGGCAGTGTTGGTGCCCTCAACGGTGGCGTTGGAGAGAACAAGCTGCAGGGTAGCGTTATCAATACGAGAGAAGTTGCAAGAGCCGGAAGGCTGGTGCTCCTCGGGCCTCAGAGCGAAGGAATACAGGTTGATTCCGGCGTCGGGGGCGCGAGTGTGGTGCTGGTAAGGCTGAACGAGGTCGAAGTAGGTACCCTCGCGCTCGGAGAAGCGGTCCTGGCCGTTAAGCTGGAGCTTAGCAGTCACGACTGGGTTCTCACCCCAGCAGTGCATGTCAAGAGAAGTCTCGGTGAGGACGAAAGTGCCAGCATCAGAGACACCAGAGGCGGCAGATGCACCACCAAAGTTAGGAAGATTGTACTGAAGAGCAGCGTCGGTTCCGTGCCACCAAGAAGTTCCTGGAAGAGTAACATCGGGAGCGCCGGCGTCGGTGAAGAGGCCGGAGGCGTTGATGTAAGAGCCGGTGGTGTTGGCGACGGAGTCGTGAGAGCCGAAAGCCATGATGGCGTTGGGGAGGGCATCAACAGCGTCGGTGTAGTTGAAGGGCTGAGCGCCGAGGAGGCGGTTAAGAACGGAGCCAGACTCAAGAGAAGAGCAGTAGTCGACGTTCTTGTCGGGCTGGACAACCCAGATAAGCTCCTTAACGGGGTGGTTAAAGTTGAGCTTGATCTTGTTGGAGGAGGAACCAACGGACTCATCACCGGTGAACTGAAGCTGCTCGATGAGGTACTCGTGGGGGTTCTGGGCCATACGCCTGCGCTCATCGGTGTCGAGGAAGACGTAGTCGACGTAGAGGGAAGCGGCGACGAGGGACTGGTTGTAGGCGGAGGTCACCTTAACGGCAGAGCCGGTGGTGCTGTTCAGGCTGGACATGGCCCACAAGCACTCCTCGATGGGACGGATGTCAAGGTTGATCTTGACCTCGTGGTACTGAAGAGCGATGAGGGGAAGGGCCAGACCGGGGTTGCGGCAGAACCAGAACTGAAGGGGGACGTACAGGGTGGTCTCGGGGAGAGCGTTACGGGGAGCGCAAACCTGGCGAGGAGCGTTGGCGTCGCAAGGACCATCGATGTCGTTGAAGGAGGGGTCGGTGATGAAGGTCAACTGGGTGGTGTTGCCGATCATCTTGAAGTAACCGCGCTGCTGCTCGGTAGACATGGTAAGCTGGTTCCAGATGTGCATCCAGTCGCCGTACTGGCGGTCGATGCGCTGGCCACCGATCTCAACCTCAACCTGAGAGATGAGCTGCTCACCGGGGAAATCGAGCCAACGGGCAAAAACACCGTTGGCGCCGGAAGAGTTCTTCAGAGACTGGCTGATCTCGGGAAGAGTCACCTGAAGGTAGGTGCGGTAAGCCAAATCACCGTTACGGGAGATGGTGCAGGTCACGCGGCGACCGAAGTCAGCCTGGCCGTTAAAAGTCTGCTCGATAGACTCCATAGCGAAGTTAGTGTGACGCTTGTAGGAAACCTTCCAGAAAGTAATCTGGGGGTTACCAGTCAGGTAAACGTCTTGGGCGCCATAGGCGACAAGTTGCATAAGTCCTCCACCCATTGTATGAAATTGCTTGTTATACTATTGAAAAAGAAAAAAAATCGCGGAATTTGACATATTCCGCGAAATACTAATTAAATAAAAACTGCTAAACTTCTTATATACGAATTCCAATACAGCGGTGGCAGAGTAGTGGTACTATGTCATTATTTAAGTACAAACCGCCTAAAAAGATTATGCTGGACGAGCGAAGTATAACTACGCTTGATAGTAAGCATAAAGAATTACAGACTGAGTTTCAATATATACAAGATACAATTATCCCAGTTCTCGAGAATGAGAGAATATCCCTAAAGGAAAGATTACGCCTTCTTAAGGGCGGACTACCACTCAATAATAATCCGGATGTTGGAGGTGACCACAACGCAGGAAACAACAACGCCGGCGAAACTGCTAAATATAAATCCGCTCTTGAAGAATGTCTTGAAATCCGAGACCGCATTAAAGAAATAACCGCCACGATTAAAAAGCATCAACAAGATTACAAAAATTATTATCTTCATAATAGCGAGTACATTTTCGAGTATTTCGAAACTAAGAAGACAATCACAAATGGCGGGTCCATGAAAACAAAATCTCTAAATGCATTCTTCAATCTTCCAGAAGCCAAAAAAACAGAAGAACTATTCAAAAACCAACACAATAATGTTGAAAAATATCTGGCAAGTATCGACCAAAATTACATGGATGTTTCTAAATATGTCTACTCCACAGATATATGTCAATTCTGCCATCAAGGCGAGATGATCCCGATCGAAAGTGAAGGTATTATGGTATGTAACCTGTGCTCGAAGCAGGTAGTGTTTCTGATTGATAATGAGAAACCTTCTTACAAGGAACCGCCTAAAGAGGCGTGTTTTTATGCGTATAAACGCATCAATCATTTTCGCGAGATCCTTGCGCAGTTTCAAGCGAAGGAGACGACTTCTATCCCCGAAAATGTCCTCGAAAGCATCAAACAGCAAATAAAAAAAGAGCGGATTGAAATCTCTCAATTCTCTGATAAGAAAGCGAAAGAAATCATGAAAAAGCTGGGGTTTAATAAATATTATGAGCACATTCCATTTATTAAAGATAAGTTGGGGATTAAACCGCCGGTCATGACACCGGATTTGGAAGAGAGGTTGTGTAATTTGTTTATGGAAATTCAGGGGCCGTATGCAAAGTACTGTCCAGACGACCGAGTGAATTTCCTGAATTATTATTATACGGTGTATAAGTTGTGCGAGCTGCTTGGTCGGCACGAGTTCCTGCCGTTCTTTCCGATGTTGAAAGACCGCGAGAAGCGGATAGAACAAGACCAGATATGGAAACAGATATGTCTTGAATTCGATTGGGTGTTTATTGCTACGCCGTAATGTAATATATCGTTTCAGAACGATGTAATTGTTGTCGCTTCCATCTTCGTCCACGACTCCGGGCATACATCTCGTGTATCGTGTGAAACACCCGGTCCGAACCAAATACTCGGATAGCAAACGACCTTTTTCGGGTTCGCGTTGAAATACGCACCCCACCAACTGAACGTACTATTCGCGATGATATTATGGTCACATACACTCATTAAAAGCATCTGCTGCCAATCCGCAATTGTATCACGGACGAAATGAAACTCGATATCGCGACCGTATGCCGGTCCAGTTGTGTCTGTTGCGATTCGATGCTTTAACTCCGCAACGTGTTTCAATACTATGTATTTATCACATGGCTCGTAAAACACTAGGAAGGTAAATGCCGAGGCGTCCGATGACGACGACTCGATAATCTTGCACATCGCACGATAATAATACTCTACCGACATAACCGGATGGATATGTAAATTCAATACTGAGTCTCCAATACGAAAGTGCATACTTACCAATGTTCGCGACTTTTGCGATAATCCAGCGTAATCTTTGCTCCACGACTCATCACCGTACATTTGCTTTATCCCGGTTTGTTGCTGTGAAAGCTGCATCATTTCGCAAATACGCTCGTATTTATCTGCGAAATATTTCTCACTTTGAAAATAACCGTGAAGTCGAAGCGGTTTCGTATATTTCGACGAATCAGTTGGAACAGGAGTATATTGAAACCCGATTTCATCCCATCTAGGCAACAATTGGAACAGTTTATCCGTAACTTGGTTGGATGGTGTAAGATATTGACGCAATCCGCTAAATAATGTGCCCCAGTGCGTATATCTTGGATGTCCAGGATTTCCCGGTAATTCCTGATATTGCATAAAAAAGAATGTGTCATTATTTCGAATCGCGGCGGCGATAGTAGTGAATATCTGGAATAGTTGATTTCCCAAACCACCCATTATGGTGATTGTTAGCATATTATAACTGAAAATAATCTTTTGATTTTATATCAAAATTGAATACATCCTATAACAATCATGCCAAAATATTATGCCACGATTTCAAACATAAATCGCTTGTATCATGATAACATAAACTAGAACCAAACCAAATACTCGGATAACAAACCATTTTATTATGATTGTCGTTAAAATACGCCCCCCACCAACTAAATGTACTATTTGCTATAATATTATGGTCACACATACTCATAAGTAATATTTGCTGCCAATCAGGAATTGTATCTTTTACAAAGTGAAATTCGATGTCTTGTTGGCACGTTTTAAAACGGGCTTTCAACTCATCTACAGTTTGTTCAACCTTAGACTTATCGCATGGGTCATAAAAAACGAGGAATGAGTATGCGTTTATTTCAGACGGTGATAATCCACTATTCGTATTCTTAAGTATATGGGAAATTGCTCTATAATAATATTCGGTTGTCATAACTGGATGTACATTTACGGTTGCGGTGTAGTCTCCAATTCGAAAATGCGTACTGACTAAAATACGCTTTTTTGTAATATTTCCTATGAAATCAACACTCCATTGCTCATTTTTGTATGCCTCTTTTAACTCGGCTTTTTGTCGAGTAAGTTGCATCATTTCGCATATTTCAGAGTATTTATCTTTGAAATATTTCTCGTTTTGAAAATATCCGGTCAAACGAAGAGTTGTTTTATTTGTATCATTTGGGACAGGACTGTATGTGAACCCTCTTTCATTCCATGAAGGTAATGTTTCGAATTCTTGTAATGACTTATCATTTAATGGTTTTAAATAATTACATAATCCTTTGAATAACGTCTCCCAATAGGTATGTCGTTCGTGTCCGGGATTTCCGCCTAAGTTGTCATATTTTAAAAAAAAGAACGTGTCATTATTTCGAATTGCCGCCGCTATTGCTGTGAATATCTGAAACAATTGGTTACCTAACCCTCCCATAATATTAATTGTAATCATAATGAATTATTATAAATGTATATATTGTATTACTTTTAAGTATTATGATGAATAATTAGTTATGAATTATTAGTTATGAAAGTGAAATAAATAAATCATGTTATATATGTATTATTCGATTCCATTCCATTATGCTCCGGCGTTTTTCCGATATTAAAAATGCAATTTACATCAATTTGGATTCACGCACCGACCGTCGTGTATTGTTTGAAACCCAAATCGAAGAGCTTCATACGCGATATCCCGGCGATTTTTCGTTTTATCCAGTTTCACGATTTTCTGCGGTCCGACATGAAGATGGCGCTATAGGTTGTTCCAAAAGTCATATCGAATGTATTCGTATTGCAAAGAATAATAATTGGGACCATGTTCTTATATTTGAAGATGATGCATATCTTATTCATCCAGAAATATTGGTTCATCAAGTGAATTCATTTCTCTCGCGGTTTCGCGATGAATGGGATGTCGTTTTATTTTCTGGGAATAATTTCCCGCCCTTCAAAATACAAGCACCAGATTGTTTTCGTGTCGCTAATTGTCAAGTCGCGACATGTTATCTTGTATGTAGTCGCTATTATGACACTTTGTTGCGTAATTTCGAAGATGGTGTTTCACATCTGGAAGCAAATCCCGAAAATAAACCTGAGTTTGCTTGCGACATGTATTGGAAACGCCTTCAACGCACGGACCGCTGGTATCTTATAACTCCGATTTGCATAACACAGCGTCCTGGATATAGTGATATCGAAAAACAAATGGTAGATTATGAAAAAATGATGACCGACTTGGTAAAAAAGAGGCCGCCGCCATCACAACGAAAATAGTAATAATACTGACATTCCATTCCATTTCATTCCATTAGTCATCCGTTAAATACCTATCAACCACCCACCATCCGAAATCACGGTCGCTTGGATAATGATGTCCGGCCATAATCCGGATATTCGCACACTTTGTTGCGACCTCCATTAACGCCTGTGTCTTCGCCGGGAATTTACGTGCAAGTATTTTTGCTAAATAATAAGTCTGAACAGCATGCCCGGAAGGATATGACGGCGTCGCCGCCGAGTCGGAATGTAATAACGTTCCGTTTGCCTCGTTGATGATTTCTGGCGCGATTTGTGCAGGACGACCACGATTATATTTCCATTTTAACATTTTTGTAATAAACATGACACGTGAACTCGTCATAATCCGGTCCATTTCTTCGACCGACATTTCTTCGGGTTTAATCACCGTCGTAAATGCGGCTGCAGGATTCATATCTGTCAATCGGAAAAATGAAATGTCGCTCGGCATTCGCTTCATAATATATTCTGATACGACAATTTGGATTTCGGTGCGACTATCTGGAAACGCTTTACCAACCCCAGGTATTGTGAGATTCAACGACGGATACCACCAGTAATACCGTGTAGGTTGTACGAGAAGAATGATAATATACGTAATAAGAAATGCGATAAAAAGTCGAAAGCGGTCTGGGTCACGTTCTACAATATGATAATGATATGACCCGAATCGTTCTCGTAGTTCGGTCACTGCACCGCTTTCTTTTTTGTGTGGAGGCAACCCGACCCAAGAACGAAATTCATTTAATTGAGGTAATACAACCATTTCTGTAATATATACTAGTTGTAGCATATATTATAGCAGCGAGCGGGTCATGTCATCACGTATTTACACGCGGAGGGGGGTGGGGAAACCGACGAGGTTAGCACCGATACCGAAGCCAGCACCGGTCCTGGCGCTAACAGCGAGACTGGGAACATAGGTATCCAAAATACTAAAGGTAGCCGCAGCGGTAAGGGCAATCAAAGCAACCTCATCGAAGGAAAGGCTGCGTTTAGGGATGGCGTAAGCCGCGATTGCAACCATAACACCTTCCACCAAATACTTAATGGTTCTCTTGACGAGTTCGCCTAAATCAAAAACACCGGACATTTGAATGATTTATTATAAATAATAATAAGAAATTAATATTAGCGTGTTGGTTGTATATCTGTAAAATAGATCAAATAATAACTAACAACCATAAAAATGCGTTAAAACACTTAAACAACTATGTCATAGTATATTATAATTCTAGTTATTTCATTATGTCGTATCAAGCCCCATCTGGTGTTGAATTGAAGCATACCCAAACCGGTTATGTAAATCCTAAATATATTGACTTGTTAGAGGAAGACAAGCCAATTGCTGGACAGAAGTTTGCATGTCTATCCTTTGTTTCTCCAGAGTCCATTTTGAAGCAGAAGGACCATTTTTTCTTCGAGAAGTTTCTGCATTACTGGGACTATCAAAAGTCTATGGAGAAGTTCGTGCAGTTCCTTAATTTTGTTTCATATAAGTACCACGTTAATTTCGACAAAATATCGGCCGATTTTCAGGAGTTTGCTAAAGAAGAGAAGGAGACACTTCAAAAGACGAATATCTATGATGAGTATAAGACGTTCCTAGATAAGCACGAGGACGACTTGGAGGCCGAGTTCAACGAGAAGCATAACTTCCAGACGTCAGTGCGTGGATTGAAGGTTCGCGGTGTTTTCGGCTCACAGAAGGAGGCGGAGTTGCGTTGCCAGATGTTGCGCGAGGTGGATCCCAATCACGATGTTTTCGTCGGACCTGTCGGAATGTGGGTTCCATATCATCCTGATGCGTATAAGACCGGTCGCGTTGAGTATATGGAGGAGACCTTGAACCAGTTGATGTCGGAGAAGAAGAAGAACGAGGAGCAGGCTAAGACCGAGTTTGATAGGCGTGTCAAGGATACGAAGACAAAGGCAATTCAGGAGAATATGAAGTTGGCTAAGGAGAGTGGCAATAAGCTGACGCAGATGTTGGCGACAGATGGCGAGACGTTGGTCGATGCGAAGCCGCGTGACGCCGACACGAGTGCAGATGCCGGCGTTGGTGGCGGTATTTGGAATCACTCCGACGAGTCATCTTCTATCTCGATGACCGTGGATGAGATGCGTAAGGAGCTGTTCGAGGGCGACGATGTCGTCATGGATAAGAATAGCGACCACGGATTGTCGCGGTTGTCCGAGCTTAAGTCGGAGACTGAAACTGGTGCGGGCGGCGACAAAGCATGAATCACCGGGTCATTCGCAATATTAAATAATTTCATAATATAAGGGACCACGCTTAATATTATGAAAGGAGGAGGTGTATATTATTGTTTGAGCAAACAAAGCCAAAAAACGATAAATAAATGTCTAATCGAGGCGATGATGCGTGCTGATACAGTAATTCATCCACTTACATTTAGTTCTATGGCCGGGTTTATTTTCACCCTTCATCGCGATAATGGTATCGTTGATGCCGACGGTGAGATTTTTATCCGAAGTGATAATATTTCTGTAAATGGTAAAAAAAAACAAAGAGCAGGAAGTGGTGGAGTTGCCGTATCATCTATTGTGATAAAAGTAGTTATGAAACGGAATGACCCCGATGACGAGGATTTAGACGATCTAGAACTGGTAATTCCGACCGACCCCGACTATGATACCGATGATGATGATAATGAGATCGGAAAATCTAGTTTAGAATCAGATGAAATAACCGTAGAACAGAAAAACCATAATGATCTATATCAGACATTTCATCTGGGTGAAAAGATGGTACCATCACTCATCGGCGATTTAATCGAATTAGATGAAGATAATATTCGATGTATGATAGCAGCAATTCGGCAAAAAACAGATACGGCGAAACGCGCCAAAGTGATTCGTGTATTTGAATATTTCTTGTCTCAGATACCTAAACACAAAACATCGGTTGTCATGATGTGCATGGAAATGGTTGGCGATGATACCCGGGCTGCGGGTGGTACGGGAGAAAATACATATAAGGTTATATCCAGCGTTGAAAACCAACGACTTCAAGTAGCTGCTGCACGAGGAGCCGCCGCAATTCAATTATTGTGTATGCGTAAAGAGAAAAAACAATTGGTAGATGCACATGAAGGAAATTGGTTTATTGATACGGAAAATAAGGATAATGTTCGGGCAATCGATTTCGGACGCGTGGCCGATATCTCAGACAAAGATATGATACTGGATGAAATCTGGAAATATAAACGTTCGCGACAGTCGGCATTTCACACGAAAACGTCACAGGGCACATTTCTATCGAAAATAACAAGCAAGGCTGTATTAGAACCATATTATGACAGATTTATTAAAATAATGCGTCAGACGTCGCCTTTACCATTCTTGGTCGAAATGACGAAACAACGCCGTGTGTCGGATTCTGAAACCGATACGGATAATGAATCGCGTATGAACGTTCATCGAAATCTCCATTTTTGTCTTGTATTCGCGTCCCTTATCGATAACGCAATCACTTCAAATAATTACCCTGATTGGGACCAACCACAGATGATATGGGCATATGAAGAAATATGGGGGGTTGATGTGATTCCAGATAAAGATAAGAAACACCCGATTCATCATATCCATACTCTTGATTTCGATTACGATGTATTCAAAGCGAATATGAAATCAGCAAATATATCTTGTCGTCGTGTTATCAAATCTTATGACGAAATCGCGCGACTTATTTTGCTTTATACCGCAACTCCCGAAGGTTCTGCCAAAATACATATCACACTTGGTGATGCTATGACGCGCAAGAAAAAAACAGCAGTTGCGCGCGGGATTACTGCGACAAAAATAGGCGAGTTCGTGTCATTTAATGATATTTATAACCAACGTAACGGTTCAAATAGACCAAGAGTCGGATGCGCTATTCTTGGAGGGCGGACTAGACGCCGCCGCCATATCCGAAAGTAAAATTTTAAGCAAATGTATTCTCATGTGGTGTGATATAGATTAGATTTATATCACGCCAAACAATAATAATAATCCTGAATTACCGTTTTGTCTTTCACACTGCGGCTCATTTTTGCGGTGGAAAAGCCTTCGGATTCTGCATAATTCTGTAGAGGTTAATATATAATTAAATTGATTAATATGTAATTAAATTGATTCAAAATTTTGTTATAAAATTTATATGATAAAGCAAAATGTGTGGTCCAAAACATTTATGTGAAAATGACGATTGTCAAACCTGTTTTGAAAAATCATTTAGTTCACATGAAAAATCAAAATATTGGAGCGTTAAAAATGGAGATGTAAAACCAAGACAGGTTTTTAAATCTTCACACAAAAAATATTGGTTTAATTGTGAATGTGGTCATCAATTTGAATGTGCTTTATCCAATATTACCGCACTAAAACCTTGTTGGTGTCCGTATTGTGCAAATAAAAAATTATGCGAAAAAGAAGGTTGTCCAAGTTGTTTTGAAAAATCATTTGCTTCACATGAAAAATTAAAATATTGGAGTGAGAAAAATGGCGATGTAAAACCAAGACAAGTTTTTAAGGGAACACATAATAAATATTGGTTTAATTGTGATTGTGGTCATCAATTTGAAAGTTCTTTGAACAGTGTTACTGGAAATAGTTGGTGCCCTTATTGTGGCAGTGGAAATAAACAACTATGCGAAAAAGAAGATTGTCAAACCTGCTTTGAAAAATCATTTGCTTCACATGACAAATCAGAGTTTTGGAGTGAGAAAAATTGCGATGTAAAACCAAGACAAGTGTTTAAATCTTCTGGTAATAAATATTGGTTTGATTGTGATACTTGTGGTCATCAGTTTGAAAGTGGCTTACACAGTATTACTGGAATAAAATCTTGGTGTCCTTATTGTGCTAATCCACCTCAAAAAATATGTAAAAAAAAAGATTGTCAAACCTGTTTTGAAAAATCATTTAGTTCACATGAAAAATCAAAATATTGGAGCGACAAAAATGATGATGTAAAACCAAGACAGGTTTTTAAGGGTTCGAATAATAAATATTGGTTTAATTGTGATTGTGGTCATCAATTTGAAAGTATTTTAAAAAATATCACAGCACTAAATTCTTGGTGTCCTTATTGTGCTAATCCATCTCAAAAATTATGTGAAAATAAAGATTGTCAAACCTGTTTTGACAAATCATTTGCTTCACATGAAAAGTCAAAATATTGGAGTGAGAAAAATGGTGATGTAAAACCAATACACGTTTTTAAATCATCACACACAAAATATTTGTTTAAGTGTGATTGTGGTCATCAATTTGAAAGTCTTGTAAAGAGTATTACTTCACTAAATCCAACTTGGTGTCCTTATTGTGGTAATAACCAATTATGTGAAAATGAAGATTGTAAAACTTGCTTTGAAAAATCATTTGCGTCACATAAAAGGTCACCGTATTGGAGTGAAAAAAATGGTGATGTAAAACCAAGACAAGTCTTTAAATCTTCTGGTAATAAATATTGGTTTGATTGTAATTGTGGTCATCAATTTGAAAGTGTTGTAAGTCATATTACTTCACTAAAACCAACTTGGTGTCCTTATTGTGCTAATCCGACTCAAAAATTATGTGAAAATGAAGATTGTCAAAGTTGTATGAAAAAATCATTTGCTTCACATGAAAAGTCAAAATATTGGAGCGACAAAAATGGTATTGTAAAACCAAGACATGTATTAAAGGGTTCGAATAATAAATATTGGTTTGATAGTGATTGTGGTCATCAATTTAATTCTAATTTAAATAATATTACTGGAGTAAATTCTTGGTGTCCAGTTTGTGTAAATAAAACCGAAAAAAAAATATATGAACAACTATTACAATCCTATCCAAATATTATTTCACAGTTTCGTGCGGATTGGTGTAAAAGTCAAATTACCAGTCGAATTCTTCCATTTGATTTCGTATTGGAAGAACAAAAGGTTATTATTGAATTAGATGGAAACCAACATTTTGTGCAAGTTATGAATTGGAAAACACCAGAAGAACAATTTAAAAATGACCAATACAAAGAAAAATGTGCGAATGAAAATGGATATTCTATAATAAGAATTATTCAAGAAGATGTGTGGAATGATACATATGATTGGTTTAATGAATTAACTCAAAATATTATTAAAATTACAAGTGAAAATACAATACAAAATATTTATATGGGCAAGAAAAACGAATACGATAACTTTAATTAGTGTAGTAGAAAATAAAGCAATATAAAATTGAATTGAACTGAACATGAATAAATGTACGATAAGTCTTTACATCATGCCGGAATTCACATACGATTTGGACGAGTCGTTGTCTTGTTTTCAGAATTCAAAATACAATCTAATAAGACACTTGGAAAGGAACTACCGAGAGAATATCCATTATACAAAGTCACAACTGAAAGTAGTCAATCAAACGAAAAAACAAAACGGCGGACATAACCGAATTGTTTATATGCTTACGGAAGAAGCATATGAACTCTTCAAGAACTCATTTAATTTCAGAACCAAATACCTTGTTACAGCGTCAGAGCAAATACATGTTGTCAGATTTCCGATGTGCATCGAGGGGCAGACTATAGGGTTTATTGAAAACACGTATCGGGGATTACGTGCTATGTCGCGTCAGTTTCAGATTGGACCGTATTTCTCGGATTTGTGCTTCACCGACGATTTAATTGTGGTAGAGTGTGACGAATACGGGCATCGTGACAGGTCTGTTGCGGAGGAGTTGGCGAGAGAAGAATTCATCAAGAATCAAGGTTACGCAATGATACGATACAATCCGAATGAGCCTGGGTTTGATTTGTCTAATGTGTTGAATGGGATAAATCGGCGGTTAATGATGCTTTTATAATCGAAAAGCGGATTTATAAAAGCAACTGATATAATGCCAGTCGCTTTTATAATGAAAAGCAATATTTATGAAAGCGACTGTCACTTTCATAAATTAAAAGCAAGAAAATGGAGTGAAATGCTAATTTCACCATCTTACTACACCCAAATGTAAATCAACTTGATTATAAAATTCTAATATTAGAATCTTGATTTAGGATAGCCTAAAGCAAGATTATCATCAAATACCGAGAGCAACTTTCCATCACCACTTGCTCTTCTTGACGTTAATCTTCGGTCCCTTGCTATTTTTCGCTGCATTTGGGTCATACGACTGCTCTCCTTCGTCGTCAGAACCGAGATTTTTCGATATTTCCCAGAATTCCTTACTGCCCAGCTTGAATGGCCCGTGCTGTTGTGCCTTATACCAGAAGATTTGGTCTTGTAATTTGTTGGATTTCGCGTTATTATTGATGACGAGACACTCATAATTCTCGGTGCATTGGTCCATGACCTGACAAAAGCTCTCAAAAGTGGGGAACATACCTGCATAGTTGTCATAGATTCGCTTACGATTCGCAATATATGGCTCGCGGAGAATAAAAACGTAGTCGATATTGGTGCGGAGATTTGGAGGGATACCCAATGGATATTGCATTGTGATGACTAACATGATCTTCCAGTGACGTCCGTTCATGAAGAGGAGACGCATCATCACATCCTTCGTCCATTTGTTATCATATAAGCAGTCATCTAAAACGACAAACGTTCGCGGATCGATCGACGACTTTTTATACGTATCCATTTCCTTTTTCACTTGCTTTAACACTGCTTT